GGCTCTTCAGCAACATGGTCTCATTGATGACGGCTCAACTGGTTATGGAACTCTTTTTGGTACCGTTATTGGTGGTACCGCAGGTCAGGGAACTGGTCTTGGTACATCATCAACGGTTGGCGCCGTTGTAGTCGGACCAAACAGTGCTCACGCTTCTGGCAAGGCAACTCTTTGGGACAAGGCTGGTCTTTATGGCGTTAGCGATGAAGCATGGGCTTCTGGCTTCAGTGCAGCAGATGGTGAAACTGCCGGTGATGGTGGCGCTCTCAACGACGCTGTTTATGCAGTTCCCGCCGGAGACGCTTCCGCTGTCGCAGCAGCTGGTGCAGGTGAGCTGTGCTCAGCCTCAGACCAGTCTGGAGCGCTGGCGGATGCCGACACTATTGCTGGATTTTTCCAGATTGGAATTTGGTTGGGAACAACAGGTGATACCTCACTTGTTTCCACATCCAATACAGCGGCAGCCACTGGAACCACTGATGTAGAAACAACCGCAATTTACTTTTTAGGTAATGGAGGTTTACGATGAGTAACATATTTAATACAAATGGTGAGCTTAACGCAGGAAATGTAAAGGATGCGTTGAGCCAGATCGTGAAGTACGCTTCTATCGTAGAAGAGCTTCAGTCTGCTAACGATGTTGCTTCTGGAGCGCCATCTTTAAACGATAGCCAAAGAGATGACATGATTAAGCAGGCGCTTATGACACAAGAGGGCAAGATTGCTCTTGGTCAGGCTATGGCAAACCCAATTCGTAGGAACTTGGATTATCAAGGTGTAGGTCGCAAGGCTCTCGTCGTTGATCCTCTCCCACAGGGTGCGCTTCCAGTGTATGACCGAGATATTGATGTTGCAGCTGTCGTTGTTTCTAGCAACGGTTCTGCTCCAGAGTCTCGTGTCTTCGGTGACCGCGTGACCGTCCCTGAGTTTGAAGTTGTTTCAAACCCAACTGTCCGTATTGCAGAAGTTAAGCGTCGTCGTTTCAACGTAATCGATCGTGCTCAGCAGAAAGCAAGACAGGAGATCCAAGCTCAGGAAGATGCAAACGTGTTTGCCGCTCTTGCTTTTGCTGGCTCTCTTGCTGGTGGTGAAAACGATGCTGTTAACCTTGATATGAACGCCGCTCCTGGCGCAATCTTGGCTGGGGCAGTTACCCCGTCTAACGCCACCATGCTGTCAAAGGCTGGTATGATTGAGCTTAAGAGAACTGTTGATCGTTGGGACCTTGTAACTTCCAAGTATTTCATGAATATCAATGAATTCACTGATATGCTGAACTGGGAGTCTGCAGGTGGACCAGGTGCTTCTCAGATTGATCCCGTAACTCAGAGAGAGATCCTTCAGACGGGTCTTTATGGCCACATCTTTGGTGCCGACATTATCGTCTCCAAGGTTGTCCCTGCACGTAGCGTTTTCGCTGTTGCAGATCCTGAGTTCGTTGGCGTCATGCCTGTCCGTCAGGACATCGAGGTTCTTCCTGCTGATGAGCCCAAGCAGCTTAAGCTTGGTTGGGTTGTTAGTGAGATCATCGGTATTGGTATCGTCAACCCACGCGGTGTCGCTTCTGGTACTGTGGCTAGCTAATATAGCTATATTTGGCTAAAAACATTAAAGACCTCGGAGATTTCTCCGGGGTCTTTTTTTATTTATTATGGTATTATAATATATAATAATGGAGGTTTTAATGAATCCAAATGATATAAGAAAGAGGCAGGTTTATATAAAGGGCGAACCATTAAAGGACAGACTTTTAGATGTAAAGAGTCATAGAAGACAGTCTAATTTTGTTGACACTCCACAAGTTGAAAATATAGAGTTTGATACATTTTTTGATTACGAAGATGATTTATCTGGATTAAAGCCATCGAATGAGCAGGCCGACTCAAGCCTTTCAGATAATATGATTATGGTTAGAGATAATAATCATAATGATGTACAAGTTATCCCAAATATGCCAGATTCAGATCTTGCTGCAAATGGAGTCTCTATGGTAAAAGAAATTGATAGTCATAATAATTTCGTACCAACCGCTCAGCATGGAGAGCTTGGAAGGATGCCGCAAGGAGAGGTTTTGACTCCCGTTATAATGAGGCCTGTTTACAAAAAAAATGAAATTGGCCCTGATGATATCAAGGTAGATGAGTCAACTCCAAAGGTATTAGGGCCAAAAGATGAGGTTTCTGCGGAAAAAAGGAAGTATGACGACGTAGTCGGGTTTGAGTTTGTTAGATGTGAATACATAATGAAGAACGAAAGACAGTGTAAGAGGCAGGCTCCAAAAAATAGCACAATATGCTCAATTCATAAAAAAATGTTAAATAAATAGAGCTACTAGAAGCTATTGATATACAGATATTTTTATATATAGCTGCATTTTTTTATAAAAAATTATTGCTAATATATGGGATTCGGTCGTGAAAAGACATATGCGTTGGTTACCAATGTTGCATCTCAAATAACATGACTAGAGATAAAGCCATAGTATTTAACTTAATAAAATTTTTTAGAATGCTTATATTTTAGACTTAAATAAAATAAAGGCAATACAATTTTAAGGAGCATTAGCAAATAATGAATATATATAAAACATCAGACTTAGCGCTTGCGGCATATATTACAATGAAGGGTCTAAAGCTGATTTCTGCCGAGAGGCAGGAGGGCGGCAACTTTAAGTTTCAAATAGAAGATCCAAATGATATGGCCAATACATTAGCTATAGAGTATGTTGGAAGTGACTTTTGTCAATTTGATAATAAGGTTAGGGCTCTTAAGAAGCTACTTTATTCAAATTAAAATATTAAAATTATGTCTAGTAATGCAAATAGTTTAATGTTGAGAGCAAGGTACTTAAGCGAAGAGCGCGGTGAATTAAAGTCTGCATTTGATTCTTATTATGTTGAATTTTTCAATATAATAAATAATGAACTTGAGAGTGGCAGTGACAAGAAAGAGGACGATGTTACAGTAGATATTGCACAAAGAGAGGCTGCTGACCCAACAAACGAAGATAGTGTGGATGAGAAATCAAAAGATAGTTTAATTTTAAAAAGCAAAGATTTAAAAAAAATATATAAAAAGATAATGAACATAAGCCATCCAGATAAACACCCAGACTACTTTAAAAAAGAAGATACAGATAGAATGCTTAATATTTACAGGCAGTGTGTTAGTGCGATAGAAAATGATAATATATATTTATTTCTTGATTGCGCATCAAAGCTATACATAGATTTGCCAGAGATTGATGAAAATATTATTTCTGACCTTAGAGCGCTCTGCACAGAGATGGAGAACGATATAAAAAATATTAAGAATACATATGTTTGGATATGGGGAATAGAAAAGGATGATGCACGCAAAGAAGAAATTATTAATCATTTCTTAATAAACAAAAAAGCCAATGCATGATGCAACTTTTAATTAATTTAATATGGAGATACAAAAATGAAATCTAATATGGATAAATACATGGATTATTTTTTAAATAATGGAAAATATTATTTTTGCAAAATTGAAAAAGAATTCATTGTACTTCCCGCAATAGGAGATATAGTTCAGTTTGAAAATGGAACTAGAACCATTGTGGTTTACTCTGATATAACAACCAGTGATTCTGGCGATGAAAGCATAGAGGTATATACTCTAAATAATGAAATTGAAAATGTTATAAATAAAAGAGGAAGGCAAAAGAGAATTTTATCTCTATCTAATAAAAATTTAGAATGGCCTATTGATAATTCTCTTTTGATGCGAGACGGCTCTGTTATTTATCCTGTAAAATTTAGATATAAAGCAATAAACAATTGTTTAATATTTGCTTCTTATTTGAAAAAAAAGCTGTACTCTTTAAAAGAAAAGCTTTTGAGCTCCAAGAATAGTGTCATGTCTTATTTAAAGCAAATCTTTTCAAGATAAATTTTATATAAGTATTTGTTAGTTAAGTTATAGTTTTGTTAAAGTTATAGTTTTGTTTAAAAAAGTATACTTCATACTTTTTTACTTAAATAACCATAAAATAAAGGAAAAATATTATGGCTTTACAAAGAATAAGCGAAAAACAACAGCCGGAAATGGAAGGAAACTCCGTCAAGGTCAGAGATGCCAGCTCGCAGGGTGACTCTTCTAACAAGGTTGTAGGAGACGCTGAACTATTAATTGGAAACGGCAATGGTTTCAATACTGAAGTAATAAGTGGTGATGCTACTATGTCAAATGGTGGAGCACTTACTATTGCAAACAACGCTATTAACGCTGATAAGCTTGCAGATAACGCTGTTGATACAGCTGCACTCGTAGACCTTAACGTCACAACTGGTAAGCTTGCTCAAGGTGCTGTCACCAATGCTAAGATGGCTGCAAACTCTGTTGATTCAGATCAGTATGTCGATGGCTCTATTGAAAGAGTACACTTGGCTGCTGACGCTATCGATGGTTCAAAGATTGATGATGATGCTGTTGATTCTGAGCATATCGCTGACGGTGCTATTGATCTTGCTCACATGAGTGCAAACTCTGTTGATTCAGATCAGTATGTCGATGGCTCTATTGATCTTGTTCACATGAGCGCAAACTCTGTTGATTCAGATCAGTATGTCGATGGCTCTATTGATACAGCTCACATTGCTGATGCTCAAATCACTTT